TATTATATAACCATCTGTAACAAGATGTCAAATCCAACTCCCTACGTCCACACATATGGCATGTCAGTAGGTACATTCCAACCGAACTGACCATAGTGTTCCTCGTCCTTGCGTAACAGGTTACTCCTGTGCGAGTCATGAAATTCTTTGTTACCAAATAAATTTGGTAGCGTAATTCCCTTCCCAATCGGTAAATACTCCATAGTATTTTTGTACCCTCTTGCCATCCACTCTAGTATGCACAGGTTGGTGTACAACGCTAGAGCGTCAACATGGTCTCTCCAAATGTTTACAACAGGATGATTGACGAAACCTTTGTAAGGTTTACCTTTCTTGGTCAACGCACCTGTGATTATGTTATGCACTTGCAGAGCCTCAACTCGTTGTTTGCCAAGTCGCTTGGTATCTAAACACGCAACCGACTCGCTCATATTTTCATATGGTAAAAATGTTTGCATTAGCTTTGCTCCTTAATTTCGCCAAAGTTATATTTAACTATAACTTCGTGTTCTCCATTTTCTGTAAAAACATCAATGTCCATTGATTGTAATCCTCGCTTGTACCACGCTTGTGCGTTGTTCTCTAGCCATTCGTAGAATAATTCATTCATTACATTGTCTCCTCGTCCTCTACTTTCTCAAGTAGATCCCTTAGTTGGCAGTAGATCGGATACCACGCATCATCTGTGTCAATCATCCCACCCATTTCCGACTCTATGAGATGCATAAGCACAACCTCGATAGCCTCGCTAACTTTGATGTTGCTTTGCACCCATTTAAGTTCTTGTTTGTCCATTGTTCACACTCCTGTGAGTAATCGTTTTGGTAATAAATCGCTAATTTCTACGAAATTGGCATCGCTGAGCCATCCATAATAATTAGCAGTTGCTCGATCATATCTAATCTCGAACAACTCGCCATTAATCTTTAGATTAAAAGCTTTCTTAGATCGCATGAGCGATCGGATGTCATCCCAATCGCTCTCGTCTATTGTGATCTCAAAGACTCTCATCGCACGACTCCGATATCTCTTGTTGTTTTTCATCTACAAATCTTTGTAGTTCCTCTGTGGTGTAGCTTTCTAGACCCTTGATCCCATGTCTGTACAGATACAGCAGTTCGTTTATGTACGTCTGAGACGACTCAGCATCTTCCCATTCTTTCTCGTACAAGTCTAAAAGCAACTTTGTTAGTTTTTCTCTATCGCTCATGCTAACGCTCCCATCCGAGCAACTAGGACTATGTCCTCGTTACACTTATCGCAACATCTTCCATGCTCCTTAACAGGAGAGGGATTGTTGCCCATTCCACAGACATATGGTCTGCCGTCTCTCGCTTGTCTGATTGCCCATGTGAGTTCGTTACAGAACACACATCTGATCCTAAAATTATTCATGATTGACTCCCAACTGAACTAGCATCACTTACAAAGTGAATATTGTTTTTCTCTCGCACATGACTGAGCATGTCCTCGTATGGATATACAGATTGCTCTGTAAATCCAACACGCAATCCCTTGCGACCAACTATGTTGAACTCATTGTCTAGCACATAAGTGCCATTGTCCTCATCGCCTGAGTACGAACCTTTAGGAGCAACTCCTAAACTAAGCGTACCACCGAGAGTATTGCCAATAATTTGGCAAAGTCTTGCGACTCCATAGTCGCCTGAGCGAATACCTTGATCTCGTGCGTAAGCTACCATTGGCTCAACGCTATCTCTACCACCATTCCAATGGAGATAAATCTCCAATGGATCGTTTTCAATTTGAATGACTGCTCGGTTACCCATTATGCACTCTCCTGATCGGACAAGTGATCGTACCTGTCCATGTGATCGTCCGAGATTGTGTCTCGGTCTAGTTGTTTTAACTCCTCTGGAGTTAGTTCGTCATCTTCCCACACACCCTTGACTGCACCCATGTGGTCAGTCATTAGTTCTGCGATCTCAATCGCTGATGGATAAATATCCATGATTACCTCTTTCTCGCTAGTGCATTAAGTTGCACTTATCGAAACTTGTTTGCTTTGGTGTCAAGCTGAAACTCGACAATAACAGACTATAACACCCTATACATATAGTCAAATTTAACATTTGACGATATGTAACTAACTATTCACTAATGAATAGTTGGACACTTGATGGATCGTTACTACTATCGTAGTAGACCTCAGTAATCCATTGATTGATATTTATATCAACAACAGGCTCTGCTAGTGTAACTCGCACAGGCATGTCATCGGGCATGTGCGAGAGTTGTTCAATTAATTCTTTAATTGTCATTTAACTACCTCTTTGAGCCATCCATTAGGCTTTATCTCTCTGTAACAAGAGTTACATTTCTCTTTCCAATCGTTCTTCTCGCTTATGATGAAGTCAAAGACTTCAAATATCTCATTCCTGTCTCCCTCTGAAAGAGCATCAACTTGCTCCCACGTGATCCCAAGCGTACGCATGGAATGGTACTCACGCATGTCCGAGTCTAATGCACAAGGATCGATTAAATCGATTGCTATGATTGAGTCGTTTAATTTTCTTCTAAGAAAATCAATCGCTCGTGAGTAGTGTTTTGAGAATTTTATGTATAGCCGATAGGCTAATTTTGATTTGTATAAAATGTTAGTTAACATTTTTAGTTCCTTCCTCGCATGTGCGAGACTTGTTTTAGTTTTACTCTCTCTTGCTGAGAGAGTAGATATATAATGTCCTACTTTTTAAGTAGATCTTCTCCCTTTGGGAGTTGATCCTCGCCCTTGACCCATACATGAGAAGGCTTTATAGCCTTGTCCTCTGCTTTGAATTGGGATGACCATCCCATCCTTTGGATTTCCATTTCAGATGTGTACCTATCTGAAGCTTCTTTAGAAGCTCGTGCCTCTGCCTCAGATTTCTCTGAGGCTTGGGCTTTTAGGATCTCTCGTGCTAGTCTCTTGTAGTCAATTCCATCTTTGATGGGCTTCTTTACAGTTACGACCTTGCCATTTTTACTACTCTTGGAAGCCTTTGGCTTTTTGGTAGTAGTAGTAGAAGTCTCTGACTTCTTGGCAAATCTAATTTTAGATTTAGCAGTTCTACCTGTAATTAGGTCTCTGAAAGAGCCATCAGGAACAGGATAGCCTGTGACTTTTTCAAAGTCTGTACGTGAAAGCTTTGCTTTTTTAGACTTTCCATTAAGGAAAGTAAGAGCAGTTTTCCAAGTCCATTCTTTGAAGTCCTTAGGGACTTTGTGTCCGTTATGCTTGGCTACTGCGTAGCTTACTGTTCTGTTCTGTAGTCTTGTCCTTACAACTTTAGTTGTACTCATAGTGTTGTTCTCCTAGTGCTTTAGCACCAACTTGTTTGACCGATCAACTTGACCGATAACCAAACTCTATAACGGGGTATAACATATGTCAATATCTTTAGATATTTACATAGTGTTAAGTATTACTATCTATATGTATAAACATATAGTAGTAAAGAGAACGCAACTTATTGCACTATGGTTAGTTGCCTTTAGGCAGTTTGCTATAGTAGAATTTTGGTATGGGAAATAAAACGAGACTTACCAAAGAACTTGGTAAGAGAATATGTCAGCTTGTCGCACAGGGGAACTATCCTAGTTCTGCGTGTGAACAAGTGGGAGTTCCAAATTCAACATTTTTTGGATGGCTCAAGCGTGGGGAGAGTACACAGGAAGAGCCGTATTACTCTTTCGCAGGAGCGCTAAGGATGGCAGAGAGTATCTCTGAGAGTAGTGCTATTGCCGAGATTGTCGAGTCTACTGATTGGCGCGCACGTGCGTGGTTCTTGGAGCGAAGATATCCTGATCGATGGAGTCAGAAGAACAATAACGAGAGTAGCGAAGCTATAGGACTTATTGAAATGCTGAGACACCGACTTGCCTCGTCCAAGAGCGAAGAACTGCATGAATCACACGAGCGATCAGAGTCAAACCTTGTCATTGAGAGCGTAGAGCAGAATGACGCTGAGTCAGACGTACAACCACATAGCGGTGATGGTGGGGGTATGCCTTAGCAATATACGTAGGTAGTAGGGAATAGGGATGGTTCTAAATTTATTTTTTGCCTTGACTACCTCCCCTAGATATTTTAAAAAGCACTATATTGCGTATTGACACAAGTAATCTATATGATTACAATTTCTTTTGGGGGAAGAGAGAGATAGTGTCGAAAGAGAGAGAAACCCCCTTTTCTTTATACCAAATGCAGGATATTGCGTTACCCCTATTTAATGTGATATCTTATTTGCTATGCCAATGTATGATTACATATGTAATAACGAAGAGTGTGAGACAGACACTTTTGAGGTACTGACTGACTACGAAGAGAAACCAGAGACTTGTCCTAAGTGTAAACACAAGAGTGAAGAGCGGAAGTCTTTTTATCAATACTCCTTTTACTTTAACTAATGCTTACACAAGATAGAGATATGTTACTGAGCCAGTTAGGCTTTGAACTGACTGAAGAACAAGTTAAGATACTTAACCACCCAGCACGTATTAAATTAGTAGCAGGTGGTGAGCGTGCAGGTAAATCATTTATGGGTGCCGTGCATGTACTGGCTAAGTTTGATGAGATACAAGACAACGGAATCATATGGCTAGTAGCCAGAGACTACGAGAGATGCCGAGCTGAATTTGAATACTTACTAGACATGCTTGGCAGACTAGGTTTATTAAAAAATGCGTCTAAGCGTATAGACCCAGGCGAAATACAATGCGTTAACGGCATACGTATAAAGACTAAATCAGCACAGGACTACAGGTCTCTAGCGATGGAAGCACCAGATGGTATTGTTGCATGTGAAGCATCACAGATTGACTTCGAGTCTTTTCTAAGACTGCGTGGTCGTATTGCTGAGAAGAGAGGGTGGCTATTTTTAGAAGGTACATTTGAGGCAAGCCTTGGTTGGTACCCGTCTAGATTTGAAGCATGGCAAATGCACCCCAACCCAGATGATGCTAAAAGCTTTAGTCTACCTTCATGGTCTAACTCTGTTGTGTATCCTGGTGGTAGAGAAGATCCAGAGATACTAAGTCTTGAAAGACTACACAGCGATACATGGTTTATGGAACGACTTGCTGGTAAGCCATCACCCCCTAAAGGATTGGTACACCCATTGTTTGATGTTGCGTTGCACGTAAATAATGACGCGCAATATGTTGCAGGAAGTCCAGTATACTTATGGATAGATCCAGGGTACTCAAGTATTACACAAAGTGCCTACGCCGTTGAGGTCATACAAAAAATTGATGACCAAGTTGTAGTTATAGATGAAATATATGAAAGAGAAAAGACAACAGAAGATATCATAGAAATTGCACAAAATAGAGAATGGTGGCAAGATGTAGATTCAGGAGTGATAGATATTGCGGCACATGCGCAATCTGAAAGACGACCTGTTGATGTGTGGTGGCATAAGGCTAACGTCTCTATGATTAGTGAAAAGGTTGGAGTAATGGATGGGATAGAAAGGTTTAATACTTTTTTAAAACCCCACCCTGTTACAAACAAACCTAACATGATATTTAATCCGCAATGTCGTGGTATTATTTCTGAACTAGGTGGTTGCCAGAATCCCTTTGATGGGCAAGTTCATGTATACTCATGGAGAACAGACCGAAATGGAAATGTGGTTGGAAGAGAACCTAGGGATGCTTTCAATCATGGTGCTAAGGCAATTGTTTATGGTCTTGTAATAAACTTTGGTTATGCAAGGCTTGCTAAAGAAAAACAAAAAATTACTGTAAAGAGATGGTAAATGGCACAGATAGATAATTTATTAGATAAAATAAAAAGAAGATTTGAAGCCGAAGGTTTCAAGCAGGTAAGAAAAAGAATGGAAGAAGATTATTCTTTGTATCGTATGAACCCATACGATGCAGGAGAAGGTTTTCAATCATACACATCCAACACTCCAAAAGTTTTAGCAGATAAAATTATGGCATACCTTACAACATCAAGCATGATTGTAAGAGTACCTAATGAAGGCAAGAACGAACAAGATAGAATTATTGGAGCCAACAAAGAGAAGTGGGTAATTGGTGCATTAAACTTAGCAGACGAAAGATTGTTAAGAATGGGTCAACCAAATGCACGAGAACAATTATCATTTCACATCACACTTCGTGGTCATTTTGCTGGTAGGTCTGTATTAAATACAAGACCAGATGGTAGTGCATATGTAGACATTACTGCATGGGATCCTTTGCACGTTATATATGAAATGGATGATGAAGGTATTAACTGGATTGCTCATAGAAAGAAAAGAACTAAGGAGTCAATCAAAGCTATTTACAATATGGATGTCTCTGCTCCTGAACAAGAAGCTGAAGAACAAGGTATAGATGTTTGGGATTATTATGACAGAGAAATGAATTGCATAATTATAGATGCAGGAGGACCAAAGTTTGCCAAGAAACCAACGCCACACGGAGTTATGATACAAGGGATGCCCTGCGCTCCTTGCTTTGTTGGAGTTGTGGGTCCGCAACCATACGTACAAGGAGATTTATCTAGTGAGTATACATCTCGTGAGTACGGAGAATCTGTGTTCGCGGCTAATCGGGAGCTTTTCCATGACTACAATTTTGCAATGAGTTCTATGAAAACATTAATATCTCGTTCTACGAGACATCCGTATGTAGTTACAAGTCCTGATGGTTCTGCAACATTAGAAACAGATCCATGGAGAGACGGAACAGAAGTTGATTTACCAGCAAACACATCTATTGATTTGTTGCCAGAGATAACTATGCCTGCAAACACAGGAGATTATTTAGGTATGATATCGGCAGAACTGCAAAGAGGTGGTTTACCAAATGTTGCGTATGGTGAATTACAATTTCAATTGTCAGGATACGCGGCAAACTTATTGAGGTCAGGTTCTGAACATCAAGTACAGCCTAGAGTTTATGCTTTGCAAAGTGCGTACCAACAAATATCAGAATTACTTTTAGCGCAATATGCAACTGGTGATTATGGAACAATGGAGATGAGAGGTAAATACAATGAACTTAAAAAGTGGTTTATGGGTCCTATATCTCCAGATGATATTGCCGAAGGTGGTCCAATTGAGATTGCAATTAAACCGCAGATGCCACAGGATGATCCGCAAAAAGTAACTATGGCGCAAATGATGAGAGAAGGACCAAATCCTCTTGCACCTGACGTTTGGATATGGGATAACATACTTGATGTACAAGATGTTGAAGATTTTAAAAAAGAAATTAACGCACAACAAGGCGAGACATTAGATCCAAAAGCAGTTATGATTAATGTTGTTCAAGCTTTAATGGCTAAAGGACAACAACAAGAAGCTATGGTTTATTTAGATATGCTGAGAAAAGCAATGAAGAAAGAACAGCAGGAAGAAACGGCGATGGATGTACAGTTCCAAGCGATGATGAGTCAATTTGGAATGACTGGGCAAGGTCCTGAGCAGTCAGGTCAAGCACCGCCTCCACCAAACGCACCACAAGATATGCCACCAGCAGGACCTCCAGGGGTTAACGGAGCGGTATTAT